TCCGGGACACCAACATTCAGACCCAGCTTTCCCGCGTCGCCAAAGAATCCCCGGCTCAGTTGCGTGAACGGCTGCTGACGAACGTTACACGGCCGGCGCAGATGAGAGCTCGAGCTTTGACTCGGACCTTCAGTCTCAATGTCTCGAATGCTCTTGCGATGGAAACCGCGGAAGCGGATCCGGCGACGAAAGGTTATCGACTGCTCGTGACCCTTGATGGGCGGACCAGTCTGGTTTGTATCAACTACGCAGCCGAGCACAAGTTTTACCTGTTCGAGCCCGGCAATCCCAGACCGCCCTTCCATTACAACTGCCGCACGGTGATTTTCCCTGTCGTCCAGGGACACGAGAAAGAGAAGCCGCCGGATTCAGAGAAGTGGCTGCAATCAAAAAGCGCGGCCGAACAGGATGAGATCCTGGGACCGGAGCGCGCGGAGATGTACCGGCGTGGCGAGATCTCGCTTGCCGGGTTGATCAACTCGGAGAATCGCGTACTGGATCTTGCGGAGCTGCGCGGTGTCTCTTCCAGTTCTGGGATTCGATAACAACTCAGGAGAAATTATGGCAGCAGTAAAACTAGCAGGCACCGTCGCAGACCTTTCGACAGTGCCAGAGCAGTATCGCGGGAACTATGAAGCCGCAGGCGACAAGTTCGTGCTGAAGGAAATCGAAATTGAAGACGTTGGCGGACTCAGGAATACAGCCACAGCCAGGGAACGTGAACGCGACGAAGCCCGCAAGGAAGCCAAAGCCTTCAAAGACGCGGGCGTGTCCATCGACGAGTGGAACGAGTACAAGGCCAATAAGGACAAGATCGAAGCCGACAAGCTCAAGCTGAGTGGTGACTGGGAAGCGCGGGAAACCCAGCTCAAGAAGCAGCACAAAGAGCAGCTCGACGCCAAAGACGCGCTGCTATCGGACAGCGACAAGGCGCTTCATTCCGCCGTCATCACCAGAGACACGACCGCCGCGCTCGTCGCAGCCGGGGCAACCGAGATGGGGCTGGACTTGCTCAGCGAACGGTTGGAGCGGTCACAGAAAATGATCGACGGAAAGCCACGCGTGGTTGACGCAGCCGGACTTCCGCGCAGCAACAGCAAGGGCGAACCGATGACGGTTACGGATCTCGTGGAAGAGTTCAAGAGCAACGAGAAGTACGGGGGCGCATTCGAAGCGTCCGGCCTGGGCGGAACCGGCTCCGACCCGACAGCACGCGGCGGCGGTTCGAACGGCGCAGTTCGCAACAAGGGCGACTTGAAAACCGACGCTGATAAATCCGCCTACATTCACGAGCACGGCTCCGAGAAATACCTGGACCTGCCGGCAGCACCGGCAGCAGCAGCGAAGTAGAAGACGCGGGATGCGTCTTTGAGCGGTGAGTGTCGGTGACGCCCGACGCAAGCTGCGAACTATTAACCGAGGGCGCGGGATGCGTCTTCACCAACGAGTGGCGGGATGCCATTCGCTGTCAACACGAAGCGAATAGGTACTCCAAATGGCAATAGGCAAAGCATCCGACTTTAAGATTTACAACGAGGAGTTCTACGGAGGGATGGTTGAAACCCTCACGCAGAACGCCGACGCATTCAATGCGGCCTCGAACGGCGCGCTTAAACTCGTGCCGACCAGGCGCAAGGGCGACCAGGTTAAGGAGTCGTTCCTTAAACTGATCGCGAACCTGATCACCCGGCGCGACACAACGTCAGTCGCGGCCGTGACCGACCTCAAAGCCGAGATGGGCGAGAACATCGCGATCAAGATCAATCGCAAGATTGGTCCGATCGCGCAGACGCTCGACGCCTGGCGCAAGGTTGGGCTCGACAGCTCGCAGCTCTCTTTTGTTGTGGGCCAGCAGGTCGGGCAGGCAGTGGCGGTTGATTACATCAACACGTCGCTTTCGGCGCTCGTGACCGCTCTACTCACTCAAGCGACGGCAGGCTTCGATCACTCGGCGGAGTCCCCGACCACGATGACGCACTCGGCGCTCGTGTCGGGCATGGGCAAACTCGGGGACGCGGCCGGGCGAATCGTGTGCTACGTGATGCACTCGAAGCCGTACTTCGATCTGATGGGCCAGTCCATCGCGGACAAGATTTTCGAAGTGGCGGGCGTGACGATCCGAGAGGGCACGATTGCGACTTTCGGAAAGCCGACCATCGTTCTCGATTCACCCGCGCTTACTAACGTAACCCCAACGCCGGATGACTTCTACGTGCTCGGCCTCGTGCCCGGGGCGGCAACTGTTGAGGAGTCCGAGGAGCGGGAAATTGTGAGCGATGTGATCACGGGCCTTGAGAACCTCGTTGGGAGGGTCCAAGGGGAGTACGCCTTTAACCTGGGGATCAAAGGTTTTACGTGGGACAGCGCTGCGGGTGTTCAACCAACCGATGCCGCACTCGCCACCGCAGCAAATTGGGATCTCACGGCCACATCCATCAAGGATGGCCCTGGGGTAATAATCACAACCAAGTAGTCGATACGTGGTAAAATACGAGTGAGGTTGAGTGCTGCAAACACTCAACCTCACGCTGACCAAATCACCTGGATGAGAGGCGAAATTGGCTGACCAAACCCTACCACGAACACCCGCTGAAGCGCGGGCAATCGGCTCAAAGTTTTACTTCAACGGTAAGCCATGCAGGTACGGCCACGTTGCAAAACGGTACGCCTCGGAACGCAATTGTCACGAGTGTCGAGTTGTACAAGGCCCAATCTATAACCGGGCCAACCGCGCCGCCATTCTAGCCAACCGAGCCGCAACGCGTCCGGCCATTCTTGCGAAGAAAAAGGCTGACCGCGCAGCGGATCCCGGCGCACACGACAGATGGCGCTATGGTCTGACAGGCGAACGTCTTGCGCATTATCGAGCGAGACTGGCGGCGGGGCGCGTCAAGAATCGCGTCAAGAAATCTCAGCAGGACAAGTCATACAGGGAACGAAACCGCGTTAAGATGCGCCCGAAGAAAGCCGCTGACCGCAGGCAGCGCTCACTGGCGCAACGCAGCGCAACGCCGGGATGGGCAAACAAGAAGGCTATCCTGGCATTCTATCGGGAAGCCGCACGGCTCACGCTAGAGACTGGCATTGCGCATGAAGTCGATCACATCATTCCGATTCTCAGTAAGCGCGTTTGCGGGCTTCACGTAGAGACGAATCTTCAAGTCATCACCAAAGCCGCGAACCAGACGAAGCTCAACAAGTTCTAATCCACTCATCCGACTCAAACCCATTTCGACAGCCAGGAGAAACAAACCATGCCAGAATCTCATATCAGCGACCGCAGCCACGCATCGACAGCGGGCAATTCACAGACGCTACTTTCCGCAGTCGCGGCTACCGGGGCAGGCGCCGCCGTCGCGTGCTCAGCAAAAGACAAAGTTGCTCACGTGTTTGGAACCTTCGTCGGGACAGTGCACCTGGAGGGCTCGATGGACGGAACCAACTTTTTCACGCTCGGAAACCTGACCGCCATCGGCAAGATCAGCAACACTGAGCCGTGGAAGTATCTACGCGGCAACGTCACTGCCTACACATCGGGCGCAATCACGATGCTTCTGGGCAGCTAGCATCCTTTCAATCCCTCGGCTCGGAAACGGGCCGGGGGCTGATTCACACGAGGCAATTCAATGAGCAGAGTAGTCATCTATTGCACCACCGACGAGCTTGAGTCACTCGCATCCCTCAAAACCGCTGAGGAAGCGGCCGGCAATCGCGTGTCGTTCATCAACGCAGCGGCATTCAGCCCGGCGCAGCTCGAGAACGCCGACAAGATCTACGTGCACGCGCGAGATCTCGATCGAATTTCGCCGGCCTACCTTGCGCGCAAAACTGAGGTTGAGGTGATCGAGGAGGCGGGCAGTCAGCCGGCCAGTCGTCCGGACGCGGATCCGGAGTCATCTAAGGTCAGTACCGCGGAACCCGCCAAACCGGAAACGAAACCCGCGAAGCCCGCGCGCAAGGCTCAGACACCGGGCAGTCACAAGCCGAAAGGAAAAGCGAAGTGAGCAGAGCAGGATCCATCACCGGAACCGCCGTCGGCCAGGAACTCGCGAAATCCCAGGAGCGGCCGCGAATAGTTCACATCCTCACGCAACTGCAGACCACCTTCGGCGTGCTTGATGCCCAGGGCAACATCATTCAACGCCTACCCGTCACGGCCGACATAACGATGTTCGGACCCGCGCAGTTCGCCGAGGCTTACAACATCGTCACGGCGAAGCGGCTGGAGTTTGAAGCGCAGATCGCGAAGGCGGCCGCTGACGACGCGGCGCTCAAAGAAGAGTTGGAGCGAGCGAAGAGCATCGCGGATAAGGCGAAGAAGAATTAAGAATGCCAGCACTCGCACAATGCGTTATCACCGGCACGGTCTACACCGGAGCAGGTGAACTTGCGCCCGATGGTTTCATTGTCGAAGTCGTTCACTGTACGAAGTCCGGCAATGTCATCGCCGACAAGCCGCTGAAGTTTCCGGTCGCCGGCGGCGCGGGTGAAGTGATCATCACCGCCCCGCGTGGGTCAGTGATTCGCGTCTTCGCTGAAGCTGGGGAATGGTGGCGCGCTCGGCCTGACCTCGTCGTGCCGGATGCGGCGACGGCGAATCTTGAAGACCTGATCGCGTCGTCCAGCCAGCCGGACATCGAAGGGGTGACGGTGCGCGACGAAGGTATTCCGCTTTCACAGCTCATCGCCACACTGAACTTCACCGGTTCAGGCGTGACCGTCACGCAGTCGGGCAGCGTTGCCAATGTGAACATACCCGGCGGCGCAACCGGCCTCAGCCCGGGCCTCGTGCTGGTGTCAGACCCCATCACCGGATTCGTGTCGGTCTCCGGAGTCTCGGCCGATACGCTCGCGTTTCTCGACGCGACAAGCTCGATTCAGGATCAGATCGACGGGATAGAACTCACGCCCGGTCCGCAGGGAATTCAGGGCATACAGGGCATTCAGGGAATCCAGGGAATCACCGGAGCCACTGGAGCGGCCGGGTCGGCTGGAGCCACTGGCGCACAGGGCATACAGGGCATCACCGGGACCACCGGCGCAACCGGGGCGACCGGACCAGCTGGACCAGACCCGATGACCACGGCGGGTGACATCATCATCCGCAACGGCTCGAACGTTCTGGCAAGGCTCGGGATTGGCTCGACTTCTCAGGTCCTCACGGTAGTTGGCGGCGTCCCGGCATGGGCTGCACCGGCGGCTGTCGTGCTCACATCCGGAGTGTCGGGGGTGTTGCCAGTGGCGAATGGAGGCATCGGCGTTGCGCTTGGAACTGCTCTGCAGCAGATCCGCGTGAACGCTGGGGCTACGGCGTTGGAGTACTTCACGCCGACAAGCTCGGGCGCGACAGTAGCGTTAGACAATCTTTCGGGAGTCGCGATCAACACGAGTCTGTTGCCAGTAGCGGCAGGGACTATCAATCTCGGCTCGGCGACGGTGCCGTTTACGTCTTCATTCGTCGGCACCACCACGCAGTATGAGTCAGTGGTGCAGACGGCGGGGGTGATAACGCATGCCGCCTTGGGCTCGGCTACAAACATTGACATCGCGCTGACCCCGAAGGGTTCGGGGGGTGTCCGATTTGGCGGCGCATCTTATCTTTGGACTTCCGGCACGCAGGTTAACTTCGGCAGTGCGCCGGGTAACTTCATCGCTACGGTTGCCGGATACGGATTTTATTGTGCTTCCGTAACCGCGCCCTCGCTCGTGTTGTCGCAAGCAGGCAGTGGGCTGAGTTTCGCCAACACATATTTTGTGAGTTGGTCAAACGGTTCGAATGCAATGTCCGGCAACGACTCCGGGATAGGCCGTGCTGGGGCTGGCATTCTGGAGATCAACAACGGGTGATCTCTTGGCACTCTCGGTGCACTGCTCGCTGGCCGAGTCGTCACCGCGAAGACGGCGAACTACACAGTACTCACCGCCGACAATTCCAC